ATGCCACTACTCGACTACATCAAAAAATACTACAACGGCAATCAGGCATCTTTCGCCCGACTAACTGGAGTCCAGCCCGCACAGGTGACTCAGTGGCTGGAGAAGAAATTCATTGTTGTTGACCACACGCTCTACAGCCCACGACGCAAACTCGGCATATAATCCGGCTTTTGCCTGGACGGCAAGCGACCATCAGCATGCACGCCCATAACAAAATCACTCAGTGATTAATTTCAGTTTTGAAAAAGCAACTGAAGCACTGACAACCCGTGCCAGCTCTGGCCGTGCGGGTTTTTTATTGCCAGCAACAATTCCCGCAAACGATCCACACAAACCCACGTAAAATTTATTTTCTCCTTATTTTTCTGTTAGTTGCAATTTTCATTAGATCCTTCACAGATCCATAAAACTGAAAAACAGTGAAATTCTTTTCAATCTTTTCAGTTGCCGTTCTCCGACAAGCCGCCAGCGGTGGCGCGGTCTGGCGTTGCCGTTTGTAGAAAAATAAAACTGAAAAATTTTTATGATCCAAAACCCGCAGGCGGGTGCGGTGTAGTGCCGATTTCGTCGGCGAAAGATTTATTTAGTCATGCTCTGACGCTGCCAGCGCTACGCAGTCAGCACGATCTATTTATCATGTTGCGGTGTAATGGATTAGCGACGAATCGCCGCAGTGTGGCGCTGGCGGCGTCTGGTGAGGTGGTGTAATGAGGGTAATAAAAAACCCGCATGGCGCGGGCTTTGGGTTACTTACTGATAACGGGGGAATACTTCCCGCTTAGTGTTGTGGCTGTTGTACCTGTCGCCGTAATGGCTGACGCGTTGACCGGGGCTCCTGTATTGCTGTGCGTGTGGCTTGCGGTCTGTGTCGCCAGCTCTTTAAGCACGTCCAGCGTGTCTAACATCAGCTGTGCCACGTTGATAGCGCCGGAACCAATCCACACTGAGGGGGCAATAATTTCCTGTTTCACGGCGGCCACGCTTTTACGAATCTTCCCGATTTGCTCTATCAGGTCAGCACCTGCCGTTACTTTTTTGCTCCCTGTAATCTCGGTTTCATCGTTCCCGCCAATGCTGGCCAGACGACTGCCCTGTACGGCCTGACTGTAATCACCGGTACACACCTGCTGTATTGCTCCGGCCATTAGCGTGGCCGTTCCCAGCACCGTTATTTTATCAGTGGCTTTAACCGTGGTTTCGCGGCTTACCAGCTCGCGGGTTTCTGTATCTGCTTTGACGCTTCGCGCCATTGACGTTTCATCGATCGTCTGGTCAGTCTTGCGTACCCAGTCACCCGCCACCGTGACACGCTGTGACACTTCCTCCCGCTGCTGTTGAAGCTGCTCACCTGGCTGCACATCCGGCAAACTTGTACCTTCCGGCACGGTCTGGCGAATAAATGGCTTATCCGGTCTGCCACCCGTAAAGCCAATCTCTACCTGCGTACCCACGTGCGGAAACTGGAACATGCCGGAGTCATTGCCAGCCATCGGCACAGGCAGCGGAACGGCGGAGTAAATCGGGGTATTGGTGTCAGGTTTTCCGTCAGCGTCCAGCAGCTGCACATCAACGGAATAACGAGGGCGGAACGGATCAGCAAAATTACCACTTTTCACCGCTTCGCTGTGCGCCATCACCCGCCCAAATTTTGGCAGATGCAACCCTGACGCCAGCTCCGGGTAATGGCTTTCAATCTGGCGCTGTGCGGGTGTTTTTTGCAGTGCTGCACCCGTTTTGCGGTTGCGTGGCGTCCATGTTACCGCCATCGTGTCATTCTGAAGATGCACCTTTGTGACGCGCTCGCCGTTCATTTCCACACCGGGGCGCAGACTCTGAACCAGCGGCAGCGTCATGGAATTACCACCCGCAGTGCCCTGGCTAAATTCCGTGGGGATATCTACCGGACGATCGGCAAACAGTGCCTTTTCAGCACCGCCAACATACAACGTACCATCCGGCAGCTGATACCAGATGTAATCTGTTACCCCAAAGGCTTTGCCCAGGTTATCCAGCAACTGGTAACCCGTTCCGCTGTGCGTAAAGTGGGGGATCGGTTTATCGGTGTATTCAGCATCCGGCACGGTTACCGTAATGCCGCTGTTTTCTTCCAGCCAGCTGGCCACGCTGCGCAACGTCGGGTGCTGAAAAGAACATGGCCACATGCGTTCAAACACGCCGACCAGCTCACGAACAAACAGACGCTGAAATCCATTTTCAGCGGGCTGCGAGCGTTCAACATATCCGGTAAACCAGCGCAGGATCAGATCGGTATACCCCACATCCAGCCGCACCAGCTTCCCGGTATAGTCCGTTGTTGTCTCCGCCGTAATGAACCCACGGCCACAGCTGTTTAACTCCAGCACCACGCTGGCATCAGCGATGTGAATCTCATCCGTTGAAAGGTAAAGACGTTTAATCGGTTTCATGCTTACTTCAGCGCCTCGTTAACAGGCTTAAGTACAGTTTTTTCAAACCAGGTGAGTGTCTCTTCATCCTCGCCAGCAGACTGCTGCCCGGCAGAACCGGACGCGCCGCCTTGCTTTGTCGCCGCCTTTTTCCCGGCCGCCCTGGATTCTTTTTTCTCCTGAACAGAAATATGCTCAGTCAGCGTAAAAGTCACCAGCCATGACATACGGCCATCCTGCTGCGGGGCGTCCAGCGTTCCGGTAAATGTCGCCTCACGGAAATTCACCGCCCTGGCCACATCATGCGCCACCCGGTATTTTTGCCGCTTGCCCGCTGAATCTGTTGCCGTGGCCAGCTCAAAAATACGCTTCAGTAGTTCAGGGGTTTTAAACGGTACTTCACCGGATACGCGCAGCTCTTTGCCCTTCATGCCCTGCTCTGATTTTGTTGTCGCACTTGTCTGGCCGGACTGGTCTTTATCCTGAAATTGCTGTGTCAGCGTGACACGCATATTTTTAAGTAAAATGGCCTCACCATTAAGCGCCAGTGTCGGTATCGAGCTCATGAATCATTCCCTTAATTCCCTGTAAATTATCGCCAACCAGCATTACCCCTGCGGTATACACCGCAGACTGCAACGGAATATTTTTAACCAGTTCCAGCAGCGTGGCCGTTAAATCGCCGTCAGAAGTAAACACCCAGGCTTTTGCACTTTTGCGCTGTAAACTCCCCAGCGAATCTTCAACCTCTTTCAGCAGCGAATCCCGCAGCCCGGAAAATTCAGCCAGGTGCTTTTTTAGCCCCGTCATATCCACAGCAGCCGCAGCGGCTTTTTTAGCATCGCTGATCGCCGCAGCGGCCAGCGCCGAACGGCTGGTAACCACCGATAACGGGATAGCGGCTGGCAAAGCAGCCCCAAAACCGGACGGGATCTGCATTTTCTCCGCAGCCAGCTGCGCCGCAGACTGCGCCAGGCGCTTTACCTGCGTAAACGCCGGGGCAGGAAAAACATCAACCAGCTGACTGAGGTTTGACATAAACGCTTCCTGCGTCTGCGCCGTCACCATCATAATCATCACATCAGCCGAACCGCCCACGCTCGCCAGCTTATCAGCCATGTATTTAACGGCGTTTACCGGGCTTAAATAATCCCCGTTTTCCGTTTGTTGCCCCAGCCCGTAAACCCACGGATGAACAGGAACAACTGAGCAATCCAGCGCGGCGATGGAGTCAGTAAAAGCCAGCTTTGCTTCACGCCACATCTTCCGGTTCCTCCGGCCAGTCAATATCCGGGGCGTTTTCCGTTTTGACGCGTCTGACTAACACCCGGTACTTTTTCCACGCGACCAGTGCAACTTCTTCCGCTTCAGTGGCGATATCCAAATCCACGGCATCTTCAAGCGTGGAAATAACCTGCGTGGCTTCAGATAAGATACTGGCTTTAGTTACTTCAGCTTTTGCGATCAGTTCATCCGGGGTTAATTCTGGCTGTTTCATATCCACCCATACAGGAAGACCATACTCACCCGCCGCCATTATTTTACCTTCAGGAGCCTGCAACCGGCCAAATTGCTCATATGTTTTGTCATCCACTAATACAGCATCTTCAGGCCAGCTACCTGCTGCAATAAAATCATCCTTCAACACTTCAGGATAAAAGGTATTTTTTAATGCACTATAAAAATAAATATCTGTTTCTTTTTCCATATTAATACCCTTTGGCAATCCAGTAGACACCCTGTGCATTGACAGAACCACTCGACCCATCACAAACACCATATCCAAACTGTGACGTTGAATTTATTTTCCCATGCGTTGTTAATGTATGCGCCCCCGTAATAGCACCAGGGTAAATAGGGAATACCTGTAAAGACGTAAATGCCGAGGGGAACGCAATTGGTGTATTAACAGTATAATACTGGTCATCACCACCACCCGCAGCTGTTCCCCACTGAGTAATAACACCTGTACTTGTATCTTTATGCCAGCCATTGGTAGCCTTAGAGGCTGTATTCTTTAGCTGGTAACGGGTGTTCGACTCCTCTTTTGTGTATGCCTGTCCCGCAGGGGTATAATTTCCTTTAGCCTGATATCTTGCGTCGAAATTAGAGTAATCTCCGGGAGTCATCGACCCTGGTGCCCTTAAATTTCCTGAGTAATCAAATGTAAGTAGCTTATCTGGTGTAGCATCACTACTTCCGCTGAACTGGACAACCCAGGTCGGCCCAGATTCAGACATTAAGGTTCCCGTACTTATTGCATATGCCCATTTCCCGTTATTTGTAAGTCTTTGCTTTATCATTGGCACATACGAACCGCCTGAACCAACTGTTATTGCATACTGCTGATAAAAAGGAGCACCCACAGCATATTGTGATGCATATGATCCAGCACCAGTAGAGGCAAGCGTGGTAACGCCTCCCGTTATGGTTCCTCCTCCCAATGCTAATGCGCCAACATCAGCGGATGAAGGTTTATTCAGAGTGTTGTACTCACGTGCCCACGGCGTCCATGCCCCATCTGCATATTTACTTCGAGTCCATACCCTTGAACTATTATATACATAATAAATCTGCGTAACCCCGGCCGCCCGTAATATAACTAAAGCCCCCGCGTTAGTCTCAGGGTAGTTAAGGGCAATACTTGTATTTGCGTTTGCTGTTTGAGCATAAATACCAGCCGTTTGATAATTGTTTAGGTTTTGATTCGCACCGATACCAACAATTTGCCCTTCAAAAATATCTTGCGAGGTTACATTAACATTCCCGGTTAATGCATGACCATTGACTGTTATTGATGTTGGAACAGCACCCACATCAGATGCAGACGGTTTATAGCCTGTATTGTAAAATCGGTTCGTTGTCCACGTTCTATTACCTGCTGCACCAGTACCGTGCGCCATATAGACTTCAGCTATATTTGAGTATTTAGTGACAAGTAACTGTGTCGCGCCGTCCATATCACGCAGACCATGCACAAAAATATAATAGTAGTCTGTTGCAGAAAGGCCAGGTGGAATATTTGTACACGCACTCATATTTACAAATAAATGCTCACCCTGAATAAACACATAGCTTTTAAAATCAATTCCAGTTGTGACAGTTCCAACTGTACGCCCGATACCATAATCCCCAACCTTGAGGAGCCTGTTTGCCGTTGTATCACGCGCCGATGTTGTAACATCTGTCACTGCGCCTGTTTTTAACTCCAGACTTTTACGGGCTTCAGTCGGGTTAGTTAAATCAGACAGGTTCGCATCTTTACGTAAAAATGCTTTGTCTCCCTGCTGATCGCCCAGCGTTCCTTTCGGGCGCAGGTCGGTAATATTCCCGGCAGTGTCAATGCTGGCAATCGCAAACACATAATGCTGAACACCGCTCTGCACGTAGTCAGCAAGATTAGCAGCCACAGTAATTTTACTTTGAACCGTCCAGACGCTGGTTAACGAACCAGACCAGCACACATCCAGCCAGACTTTAACGGGTTTCGCAGCGATAACGATATTCTGATTAGCGGCCAGCACTGAGCGCAGCCCCGCCACATAGCCCGTACCTTTCGTGACGTAATACTGAGTACCACTTTTTGCGACCAGGTAGCCATTATCAAAGAATGCACCCGCCCCGTAGATATCAAGATTCTCCAGGCGCTGGCGCTCATCCATCCCGGCCATACGGGCGGTAAAATCAATCTGCCATGTTTCTGCGGGGGTATTGATTTGAGTTTCAGCCTGTGCCCCGTTGTATTCCATCAGGAACGAGCGGGTTAGAACGTTACCCTGCTGACCTTCCTTTGTTTTCAGTTTCTGCTGTTCCGGCGCGTGAACAATCATGGCCAGCGTGCCGCTGGCTTTGTTAATCAGGCCAACCCAGTTAAACGTAAAATCACCAACATCTGCGCCCAGTACCACCGAATGCACAACCGCATTATCATTCACCACGCCCTTACGGCTTACCGCCTGGCGATGCACAATTTGCGCCGCTGGCGGCATGGCTTCTTCACGGTCAATCGGCGCTTCAATATCGAGCCCTGGTACATTCGCAAAAACAAACTCATCCAGCGTAACGGCCTCATCGGTTGCGGCCTGTTTCGCTTTCCACTGCTCAAACGCCAGCGTAATAACTGCCTGTGACATATCTTTTCCTTAAATCTTAGCGCTGAACGTTGCGCTGCTGGTTTCCATTCCTGCCAGGGTTGCCGGATAACACACGTATTCCCCCTGATCCCATCCGGCACAAATCATCATGCTTTCTGACGTAATCACTTCAAATCGGTAGCGTCGGCACGTGCGGCCATATTGCTGAATAATCTGCATTAGCAGCTGGGTGTTATCGGAAATCTGGCTATCCGTTACCCGGACGGTAATAACATCCCAGTCGATGCCCTGCTGGCGCTCCAGCAGTTCGACATAGCCAATCCCCAGCCGGGCGAAAATATTGATAAACCCTTCAATCGATCCCGCATCGGCCGCATTTACAAACGCATAGGCCACGCGCTTTCTGAACAGCTTCAACGGTTCCCCGTTAAAGCGGGTGATATCGCGGTCATACGCAATCAGACTCAAAATCGGCACGGTACAGGTCAACGGATCAAACTGATTCAGCGGCCAGGTGATCCACCCGTAAACCTCCGCCCAGAATCGCCGTAACGTTTTTAACAGCTTCAGCGGTTCACCGCTTCCCATCCAGGACGGCAGCACCATGCTGGCCAGCTTCTGCAAAAAATCATTCATCAGTCAGCTCCACCGTCAGAGACGCCAGGCGCGGCACGCTCAGTTCGCTGGTAATATCTTTCAGCGAAAACTCCACTGAATCCGTCACAGAAAACTGTTTATGCATCTCGCGCCCCAGCTGCGAGAAGGAAAAACGGGAATATGGCCACGTCTTGATCACGTCATAATCCGCATTTTCACGAAACGCACAGCGGATCAGGTTTTCCACCCCTTCTTTCAGGTTTCGCGCTTCTTCTTCGGTCATGTTGCTTAACGTGCTGACATACACTGTCGCGGCCAGGGTGTGCCGCGTCTCCGGCATGGCAAAGCACTGCATATCATCGCCGTGGCCGTGGTGACCTTGCGTGTTCACGTAATCATTCACCGCCTCAATAAAGGGCGCTGACGCCACACCGCTATCCAGCAGCAGATAGGCATTTGCCGTACCGGGGCCGCGTGGCGCGTCATGCTCAAAATAAATTCGGTCAATACTCAGTCCGGCTACTCCGGCAATCATCGAGCGGTAAACGGCATCGGTATGGTAATTTCCCACCAGGTTGAACTGATTCCGGCAGCGTTCACGCAATTCATCATCGCTTTCTTCATCAGCGCCCGGCGTGGTCAGCCAGTCCTCTTCACTGGCCACATGGCTGATCCCATCAATGGCCACGGGTAAAATCCGGTAATAACCGGGAGCCAGGTTATAAGCAGCCCCCTTTCCTGTTGCCATCACCGGCACTAACACACTGGCCGCACCTGACGGGATAGTGACGCTGGCCACCGTGGCCACTTCGTACACCTTGCCGTTAATGCGCTCCGTCTGGATCAGCTCACCCTCTTTAACCGTCACAGCCGCTTTCACATCCTCTTTGTAAAACCGGATCACCCCTTCGGCAGCACTGGCAGGTTTTGCGGTGATATTCACCGCCCAGGCCAGCAGACGCAGCATCTGACCGCCAGCCGTGGCCACAAACATATTGGCCATCACGGTGTTAACCAGCACATCTTTCAGCCAGAGCACTGGCGCGGCCACAATGGCCGTTATCAGTCGCCAGAAGGGAGACATTCGCGACGTGTTGGTAATAATCCCCTCATCATCAGCGATAGCATTAAACCGGGTGCGCACATCTTCTGCGGTTGTCGGCATCCCGCTGGATTTCACAACCTCTTCAAAATCAACTTCCGGCTTATTCGTCATGCATCCACCTGCACAGTAAACCCGCCAAAGTCATACGTTGACGCGGTAACCCATAGTCGCTTCTGGCTTTCTTCACTAATTTCCACCGTGCCCGGCACAATGCGTTCATCATCTTCAATCAGCAATTCAATGCGGGTAAAAAGGTCAGCACGCAGCACCGGGCTACGCTCTGCAATTAATTCAGTTGCAAGACCACTTTCAATAATTGAGTGAATAACATCCTGCCCAATACTCTGGCGGTTATTGCACAATGTTGGCTCATTCCCGGTATTTAAAACAAAATCGCCATTCTGTATTAATAAATCAATGTAGAGAGGTTCACTCATACGCCAAGCTCCTGCCATTCCATTAGCTGATTTGGTGTCATGGTTTCTTTCGGGTAGATATTTACCGTACCCACTTTACGGCTGTTATCCGTCACCGTTTTTGCATTACTGTTGAATGTTTTAGTAATCCCGCCTTTTTCCACACCTTTTAATTCACCACCAGTGGAAAGCGTATTGACCGTTAAATTACTGGTTGAATCACCCGCCGCATTATTCTGGATAACTGGCTTTAACACGCTTTCCGGCACTGCTGGCTTTGCCAGCCCTGGCGGTAAAATGTTTTCTGGTGCGCCTGGCTTTGTCTTATCGGGTACGCCCGATGCAGCCAAATCAATATTAACGCCGGGTATTTTATTCAGCTTACCGACAATCCAGCCCCATGATTTTGAAAAGCCGGCTTTAACGGATTCCCAGATATTATCAAACACGGAGACAATACCCGTGGCCATCCCGGCTAACGCTTCAGACGGTGAGAACCCCGACAGGAGACTAATAAACCAGTTCCACCCGCTGGCAATGGATTCCCATGCATCAGAGAACACCCCGGAAAGCCATTCCACGACCTGTGCACACGCCTTGAATGCGGCGCTATCCATTACGGCAGCTTTAACCCGATCCCAGTGCTTAATCAGCAGATAACAACCGACTGCAAGCAAGGCGATAGCAGCGATGATCAGCAGAATAGGCCAGCTCATAAAGTTAATGGCCACGCCGGAAAGAATCGCCGCCATACGCACCGCCAGCAGCACACCACGCAGCGCAATGAGCGCCCCCCGCCAAATCATGACGGCTTTTTGTGCCAGCCACAGCGTAGCGGTGTAAATTTTCGTTACGGACGTCAGTAACCGCCAGACGCCACGTAACCCCATCATAATAAAAGTGGATACACCCATTACAACGTTGGCTATCGCTCCCACGGCGGCAAAACTCAGCAGCGCCATCGCCGCGTAACCCACATAACGCGCAATATTAGGAAACAGCTGCATCCAGCGTGCAAAAGTCTGACCCATATCCGCCAGGCGGTTTAATACCGGATACAGAACAGGAATTAGCGTCAATCCAATTACAGTCTGAATGGCTTTAAGTATTTCAACAAAGCGATCCCACGGCTTAACCAGTTTCGCAGCCATTTCCTGCGTGCGCTTCAGCCCGTCAGAACCGCCCAGCTCCGTGATATTCCGCTGAAGCAGCGCCACGTTGCCGTAAAGGTGTTTGACCACCGCCGAACTGTCACCAAACGCTGCATCAAGTTCAGCCTGTGCTTTCAGGTTCCCCTCCAGACTTTTGCCGTATTTGCCCTGGAGTTTTATCAACATCTGCGGCATAGAGAGCATTTTCCCGTCAGCGTCTTTAAATGACAGCCCCAGTTTTTTTGCGCCCTCAATCGCCCCGGTCATAAACCCTTCGTAAGAACTGCTGGCTTCCGTGCCTAACGTGCGGTGCAACTGCCCCAGCACCGCCAGCTGTTCATCCAGCCCGACGCCGTAGTTAGTACCCACGCCGCGCGCCCCTTCCATCAGGTCTTTAATGGCTCCCATTTCCGTGCCAAACGTCTGGCGCATGTAGGTCATTTTCCCGGCCAGCTGTTCAGCAAACTGGACTTTACCCAGCCGCGCCGCATCGGCGGAGAAGTTGCCAAACATCTGCCCCATAAATTCCGCCGCCTCTGCTGACGTGGATTTCAGGGCAAAGGCCATTGTGTTGGCCACTTTGGTTATTTTCGGTAGTTCCGTTCCGGTCAGCCCGGCAATGGCGGCATTAATATCTTCCGTGGATTTAACAAACTCCACCGCGCTTGCGCCGTATGTCGTGCTGAAGCGCAGCGCATCACGCTGCACCGTTTGCAGTGCTGTACTATCAATACCCTTTGCCGCCGCATCATTGATAGCGTCATACATTTCAATGGCCGGAGAAAGTGCGCCCTTGATAGCCATTCCGACACCCGCCAGCCCCAGAACACCAACGCCAATCTGACCAAATGCCGCCTTTGATTTATCAGCAAAGCCCGTTACGCTGCTTTGCGCCTGTTTTAACGGGCGCGTCAGCTTATCAACCAGGCTTAATGTAAAATCTAATTGCTTCATTTAGTCCGAACCCTTAAATGCTTTTGCAACACCATTGGCCACGCTTATACCCATATATTCCCAGTAGCGGTTATCCAGCCAAACCGCTGCGGCGATATCATCAGTATTATCCTGACCATGTGGCAAATAATGACGGCGTAATATTAAATACTGGTCGAATCCGTTACTTTCAATTTCACGGATTCGCTTTTTTAGTTTTTTACTTCAATTTCCAGTTCGGGTGCGTAAATCTCATTAACTTTCGCAACCAGCTGCAACGCCGCACCCGGACGTTTTAATACTTCCGTTAACGCTTCTTTGGTGTCAGCGGTAACAATACGGGTTAAATAGTTATGCGCTGGAGCGACTTTATTATCCATCGCCATATCATTAATAAATTTGTTATAGGCCGTCTGGTTTGGTTCAAAAACAATATCCACGCCAGCAACTGCAAGTTTAATCTGTTCCATAAATAATACGTTCCCTTATTTTAATTTCATCAACAAGCTGGTTATGACGCGCAGCACACTGCCCGTACATATCCAGATAAATAATCAGTAAATCAGCTGCATCTTTTCCCGTCGTGCCAGCCAGGCGCGGCAGCTGCACCGCACATTTAGTTTTCAGGTTTTCCTGATAACGCACGTTCGGTATCGTCGGCGGCGCGGTTGTACATGCTGACAAACTCATCAGACACGCACACGTTAGTAAAAACCGGCTTAAGCACTTCCGTGTGAATTTCGCGGGGCGCTGCATTCCTTAACACCTCCAGAGTTTCTTCCAGCTTCCTGCCTGAATCGCTGGCAATCGCTTCCATCTGCGCCCCGGTAGTGGCAGCGGTTTTGCTGATAGCCAGATCCACGCTATCCCGCTGCCAGTTTGCCACCCGCCAGCCGATACCCAGCGCCAGCACGACAAGACATAACCACCCCGCCAGCGCCTTATCCATCAGCGAACACCGTTATGCTCTAAGCTAAAGTGGTTGCCGTCTGGCTTACTGAAGCGGCCACCCCATGCACCGCCGATCGTCTCCCAGTACTCACCCAGCGGGCGGTATGCGGCGCTGTCGGACTGGTACTGGCCATTAATGAACAAATTGAAATCAACGGCCAGTCGCTGCGTATGCAGACTGTTAGAAATGCCGCTGCCCTTCTTCGCATTCAGCGCCGCCTGTTCCGGCGTGCGGTACGCTTCACCAAACGTCAGACGATAGCCGCGCTCATCAGCCCAGTGGATCAGCTGCGCAATCTTGACGGTAAAAAGTGCCTGTTTTTCGCTTAATGTCACTTTCCTTGCTCCTCTGTTTTCTTCCCTGCTGCGCGTCTGCGCAACCACATTTCAACGGTCTGATAACCTGCAATGGCAATCCCAGTGCCCACTCCCTGAATGGCCAGCGGGCTGGCATCGGGGAACTGGATCAGCACCGCGCCAGCCAGCACGGAAATCAGACCACCCAAAATCATGCGGCTGACAAAAAGCCGTGGCGTGATTGGGTCGTTGCTGGCCAGCACCTTTCCAATCGCGAACAGCAGACCAATAATCACTAACGAATAAAGCGTTTTTTCGTGCTCCTGCATCCCTGCACTTCCTGTTATCCAATCAGGTTTTCTGTCAGTTCCGATTCCAGGTAAGGCACGCCGTTAATGTTGACGAACTTCGGACTGGTCACGAAATACTTAATTTTATGCGTGGAAAGACTGCCGCCCTTTGGATCGATATCCAGCACACTGTTCAGCTGCAATTTGTTGCCGAACGCCTCCACTTTGACTTCTTCATTTCCCGCTTTCGCGTAGAAAAGGAAATCCATCGGCGCAATACCCCGCCACGAACCTGCGGCGCGTGCTTTGGCCGTCAGCACCTGAAGTACCTTAGAGCTCACTTCAATTTCACCTTCCGCCGCAACGTCACCATCCACATGGCCATCAGGCACACCGCGTGTTTGTGCGGCGGCACTGTTATCGGTGATATCCAGCGAGATTTTTTCAATGTGGATCAGGTCTCCGTCCACATAGGCATCAAACGACATGCCCGAAATACGCTTACTCATGCAGCACCCTCCAGGCTGGCATCCAGCAGCAGACTGATCGTGATTTGCAGCGGCGTTTCAAAGATGCGTACCACAATGTAAATATCCACGGCTTTTGTGTTTTTCCAGACAATCGCCACATCACCATCCTGCGGCGGCTTCACTTCACCAGGGAACGACACGCCGTTAATGTTGGCGGCAGTAGACATTTCCCGCAGCGGTTTAGCAAAGTAGGTCTGGTGCGCGGCAATGCTGCCCGGAGTACTGTTCAGAGAGCGATCGGCAATTTTGGCGATTGCCAGCAGACGCACGCGACGTGCGGCTTTATCCACAATGCGCACCGCTTCAATGCTCTGATAATCCCCGCCCTCAACATCCAGCGTGCGGCCATCAGACCAGTAAAACCCGGCATAGTCGGGATACCACATCGGCACACTGAAGCGCTTCGCTTCCAGCGCCTGAAGCGTGGCCACTTCAACCGGACGGCCAGCACCATCAAGCGGCAGTTCATCACTGCCCAGGCTGACCAGCGCCCCGGTTTTCACCCGCGCCGGGCTGTCAGCAATGGTCACCGCACGACTACAGAGACGGCCAGCCAGCACACCAGGATCATTCCCCCAAATACGGGGAACCAGCTGGACGGATTTTTCAGCGGCTCCGTCCTGAATAATCGCCAGCCGTGAGAGGTATTCACCTTGCCCCTCATCTTCCTGCATCCCCTGTACCGCCAGAATGAACCACACCCAGCGGCCATACTTCGCGATCAGATTGGCACGCAGCGTGGCGGCCTGATTAATCTGTGCTTTGGAAATAATGTCATCACACAGCACGACACCTTCAACGGAGCACACCAGCTGCGCGGCCATGACCGCATCCACCCAGTTTGTTTCCGCTTCATCATCAGCGCCCAGGACGTGAACGAATGCCCACCAGTTTTGCCCGGCGTTAGCCGCTGCGGCCATCACATCGCCTTTCAGCGGGCTGTCGTCAGTGCCCAGCAGTTCATCAAAATCAGTCTGCGCATTAACTGCCAGCGTTTTTCCTGCATTTAGCGTGCCCGTACCGATAAACAGCAGTGTGCGTTCAACTTCCGTTGTTTCGCCCAGCAGCTGGTTTACCTGGTTAACGGTCACTGTTGGCCAGGTCATGTTTTCCCCTTAATATCCTGCGCCTTAACATCCCAGCCAAAACCTATGGCTTGCAGCTGTCGCGCCAGCGCTTTGTTAAATTCATCGTCATCCATGCCCAGGAACACGCGGGCAGGTAAATCAATCGTCCAGCTGGTTTTTACTGCCTTGCCGCTCAGTTTGCGGATCAGCAGCCCCGCCTGGTTGTACGGCATACTTTCCGTAATCTGCCGCATTGTGGGCTTTTTCCAGCGCTTCCCGGTTTTTACCCGGTAGCCCAGCGCCCGCAATTTTTTGGCCTGGGCTGGCGTGGCCAGCTTGCCCACCCTCCCGGCCTTCCCTGGCTGATTACTGCGACTGACACGCACCCGCATTCCATTTTGTTGCGAGTAACCCACCGTGCCAGCAGGAACCGGCGTTTCCCCGTTCCGGTATCCTCCTCCCTGCAAATAAATCCTGACTCCCTGGATTTCCGGCATGTCCCGGATATGCAGCAGCTTTGGCATGTTGCGCAGCATCTTTCCTTTACGCTTTGTTTTGCGCCCCGGCCATGCCCGGCCGTCTGGTGATTCCTGGTTACGAACGTTTCGCTTTGCTGCGGCTATCACGCCATATTTGGCCATTCGCCACATCAGACGCTGACGCTTTGCAGCTGGCAAATCCATGCTGGCCAGCGCTTTGCGCATTTCTGCCAGCTGCTTTTTATTCAGCTCACCGCCAACAATCACCCGTTTTCCCCTACCGTTGCGCCTGTCGTATCGACGCTGTAGATGGTGGCTGTTAATGCCGTCCAGATTTCCTTATCTGCCATCGTCCAGCGCTCGCCCCGCCAGGGGATTTCCCCGTTTTCATCCCTGCGGATAATCAGCTCTTCAACCATCGGAACAGAAAGCACCACCGTGGCGGTTTTCTCATCTTCCACGGATACATCCCACTGGGGATCGGTATCCGTAATGCCGACTTCATCAAACAGTTCCCGGTCTGCCTCATCCAGCCAGGCGGCCAGAAGCGACATCAAAAGGCGTGGATCACATTCCCGGTACGGGAAGCGCTCCCAGCTCAACACCGCGTCATAGCGGATAACCGCCTGGCGATACTGATCCAGCCCCAAATCCTTTGCGGCAGAGATAAACGCCATTTCATCCATCACGCTGTCAAAGCTATCCATTGCCCGCTTTGGCACGTTGGCCATCATGAACGCCGTCAGGTTATCCAGTTGCGTATCACTCATACCTTTCTCACCGTGGCGCGTTTCAGTCCTTTCATGCGGCGGATCACAATGGAGGCTTCCGCCAGTAATCCGGTACGGGTTTCCGTGCTTTCCTGCCCTGGGTGGCTGTCACGCCGCCCGATGGTGGCAAACTCGCCCAGCAAATCCGCTTTGGCACGGGCAAAGACGGCTTTTGTATACTGGGCGCAAAGCCCGTTTACGCCGTTCAGCTTTACCCCCGGCACATCTTCGGCGGCGTCATATCCTTTAACTCGCCAGCTGGCTTCCACTTTCACCAGGTCTTCATTCACTTCCACCGCCGCCGTTAACAGCGCCTGTGCTGCGGTATCGGCGCTAAGGTCTGCCGGAATTTTTCGCTGTTCCTGAAAATCTTTCAGATTCAGGTTTGGCCAGAATCCGGCGTTCTCCAGCACTTCATCCTGATAATCAATGGGCTTGCCACTAAACATATTTTCTCCGAAAGAATCGGTGGGCTGACCGGATTCCACGGCGCATCACGCTTTCACGTATGCCCTCCTCCGCGCCCACCTGGCTTGCGGTAGTCTTATCCCTGCGTCAGTCTGCGGATACGTGCCGCAATGTTTCGCCGCGCAGTGGTTACGCCGACTTTTACGTAATATTTTTCTGCCGTTGCCAGTAGCCGATCGGCCTTTTCCAGCTGTTCCACATCGTCAACTGACGCAGCATTATTCTGGCCATCATCGCTTCGCAGCATCAGCAGCCCGGCAAACTTGAACCATTTCGCCGTAACTTCCTCATGCAGCCGCCAGCGGCTTGCCACACGTTCAAAGGTATGGGAGAAATACGGCTCGACACTTTCCCCGCGCCCCGCTGATTCCTGCGCCCACGCCAGCACCGTATCCGCCACAAACGTGGGGAAGTTACTGCGCAGACGTTCCGGCGTGGCCTGGTGCTGACTGATTGCCACATCAGCCCATTCCAGTGCAGTTTCCAGCTCGCCCACATCAAACAGCCAGATAATGCACCAGGCAAAAACCGGGTTTGCGTAGACGTGACCACTGGCCAGATAGTCTTCAACGGTTGGCCGCCAGCGCGGCAGCAGAACATCACGCTTATGCGTTACACGATCCGCAATAGTTGGCAGCGTGCGCAGGTATTCCACGTCCGTGTTCAGCTCACGAAGCTGCACATGCAGACTATCCGCGCTGTTTACTGACTCCTGACGCGCCAGCTGCTGCTGCATAGCAATGCGCTGGTTATGCCGTTGCCCTGGGGAAAGCGCCATTTATCAGCCCTCTGCTGGTTCGGAGACTTCGCCGATGGTCACCGCATCTTCATCAATGGCCGCATACAGTTCCGGCACTTCAATGGCGTAGCCCTCGTTGCGCAGGTAGCTGTTTTCAAATTGTTTGCGGTCATCTTCAAAGCGGGATTTACGCTGGCGCGTGTTCCGCTGGGTGTAGATATGCAGGTTGCTCAGTGGCGTGACCACCATACGTTTGCCCGGCATGAATGGCGGAATCATCGCCTTACGCCCTGCAATGGTGCTACCCAGCATCTGTGCTGCGATTTTCTCAGTCGGACGGTCAGCCGCCTGATACAGTCGGTACTGTTCCGCAGCGACCAGATCAGCACCAACCAGCACCACCAGGCGCGGGTCATTACGGTACTGCGCCGGAATTTTGGTGTTAATCAAATCCTGCGCCATCGCATCCAGTGATTTGTAATCGCCCGCCTGATCCAGCACGACTTTATCAGTCATGATCTGGTTACCATCCAGCAGCGTTTTCATGCGCTCATGCCAGCCGATGTTTACATCTTCACCGTTAGGGTTGGCTTTGGCATCAGTCGTCTCAGCGCGGGCTTTACCGTTAAAGCCGATACGCAGCATATCCAGCGCAAAAGCCTGGGTGGAAAAGGCTTGTACCAGGTTAAAGAACTCATTTTCTTCTTTACCTGCGTTAGCCCACACCGAAAGCAGATCCCAGCGCAGCGCCGCGCAGCTGTCCGTTTCAACCAGATCGTAGGTATTGCCATCAACGCCCACCTGACGTACAAAACGCCCGGCCGCGTTACGGCCTGTGTGCAGCTGTGACGCACCAACAGAAATCACCTGGCCAGAAAGCTGGTCAACATCAAGGCAGGTAATCATTTCCAGAAATTCGACTGACTCCAGCATGGCCAGACGCAGCGCATTTTCCTGCGGGTCATTCAGGGAGAAAAAGCGGCTGGGATCGCGAGCGCCCATCTGTTCCGCCATTCCCGCCGAATATCTATCCAGTAAATCCCGCGCACGGTTATTCAGTAGCATATGTCTCCTTACTTATATGCAATATTTATAAAAACAGCTCTGCCCGAACGGGATCACAGGAAATTAAATTTCCCTGACTTACCCTTAATATTGCGGCCGTTTGGCTTCTTGTTTTTCTCACTTAATTCAGAAAAGCGCTTTGTAATTTCCCCTGCATTATCACGGAGTGATGCAAACTCTTCCGTATCGACAACTTCAGCAATCGTATCAACATCATCCACCACGCCATTTACTTTTGTTTCCAGCGCAGCAATACGCCCTTCCAGTTCATTTACGGCATTTGCCAGCGCCTGTAATTTATCATCAGGCACACCAGAATCATCACCACCGGATTCATCTTCAAACTTTGGTTTAATACCAAAAAGATTTTGCCACTTATTACCCTTTGCCATGCATCCTTCCTGTTTTATTTTTCCATCATGGGTAATTACACAACTGTAATAACCCTGCTTATTAAGTTTTTTGCGCTGACTGAAGCGTAAGCGCGTGGTTCCCACGCTGGCCGGGTGATCCGTTACCGCCAGCCCCTTAAGATACGTGCGGCCGCTGCCGCGCCAGTTGTGTTCCGGCTCTACGGAGAAATAAAGCAACTGGTCTTCATTGTTGGCATAAATCAGGCGCATATTCGGGCAGATGCTGACATATAACCGGGCTAGCCCGTTTTCATCGTCCTGCCACATCGTGTCCAGCACTTCACCAAAATTACCGCAATCATCCTCATGCTCTGGCCAGATTAATGCGCCGTAATGTTTAAGGTTATAGGTCTCCCCCATATCAATAAGCCATTGCCGTTCTAATACTCTGCCGTCTACCGTATCCCCTTCAGTGGCAACACAAAGCCAATCTGTTTTTAGATGTGACATATTTCCCTGTTTGCCTTTAGTGATATTGCGAAATGAATTATTACCCATCAAAGAGGACACCGCACTCGCTTAAATTCGTGTTAATTCGGATATAAGCCAATAACCTAAGCATGGCGAACTCCAGACAAAATTAATTATAAAAATACTGGCAAAATTACCTCTATAGATAAACAGAGGGATACTACGGCAAGGAATGGCTAAATATTCAGAAGAACTAAAAGGCGTTGCACGTGCGCTTTATTTGCGACGAAGCACACCCAAAGAAATTGCCAGTGATTTAAATCTGCCTAATGCGCGGATTATTTACTACTGGGCTGAAAAGCACGGCTGGGCGGATTTACTCAGTCACGAAAGCACCGAAGAGGCGATTGAACGCCGCTACCAGCTGCTGACCGGGCGCGATAATAAGTCAGAAGCCGAACTCAAAGAAATGGACTTGCTGATCGCTCACGCATGTAAGCTGCGAGCCCAAAGTAATAAGCATAAAGAGAAGCTGGCCAGCCAGGGCGGCGGGGAACACGCTGCCAGCGAACAGGATCAGGACGAACCACGCAAAGGTAAGCGCAAGTACAAGAAAAACGACATTTCCCGGCTGACAAAAGAAGATTTTGACACCTGGGCAGATGAGCACCTTTTTGGCTATCAAAAGCGGTTGCGCCTGAACATTGGCCAGCAAATCCGCAACATACTGAAGTCACGCCAGATCGGGGCAACCTGGTATTTTGCGTTTGAAGCATTTGAAAATGCAGTGCTGACCGGTGACCCGCAAATATTCCTTTCTGCATCCAAAGCACAGGCCGAAGTGTTCCGTTCCTACATCGTAAACATCGCGGAGCAGTATTTTGGCGTCACGCTGACAGGCAACCCGATCCGCTTAAGCAACGGCGCAGAGCTGCGCTTTCTGTCAACCAACAAAAACACCGCGCAGTCATACAGCGGCCACCTGTACTGTGATGAATATTTTTGGGTTCCGAACTTTGCGAAACTAAACGAAGTGGCCAGCGCAATGGCCACACACGATAAGTGGCGTACCACCTACTTTTCCACCCCATCGGCCAAAACGCACCAGGCGTACCCGTTCTGGACGGGGGAAGAATGGAAGCGTGGCAGCAAGAAACGCAGCGCTGTGGCGTTCCCGACATTCGACGAAATGCGCAACGGCGGCCGCCTGTGCCCGGATGGCCAGTGGCGCTACATCATCACCATGGAAGATGCGATTGCTGGCGGCTTCAACCTGGCCAGCATCGAAAAACTACGCAACCGCTACAACACCGACACATTCAACATGCTTTACATGTGCGTGTTTGTGGACAGCAAAGACTCTGTATTTTCGTTTGATGACCTTGAAGCGTGCTGCGTTGACGTCAGCACCTGGCAGGATCACGACGTTAAGAAAGCCCGTCCATTTGGTGACCGCCCGGTATGGGGCGGTTTCGACCCGGCACGCAGCGGGGATTTATCCTGCTTTGTGATTATCGCGCCGCCACAGCTGGCCGGTGAAAAATTCCGGGTGCTGCGGCTGTTCAACTGGAAGGGCATGAACTTCCGCTGGCAGGCAAAACAGATAGAGAAGCTATTCCAGCAATACAACTTCACTTATCTGGGCGTGGACGTAACAGGCATTGGCCAGGGCGTTTTTGACAATATCCAGCACTTTGCCATGCGGGTTATCGAAGCGATTCGCTATGACCGCAACACCAAAACCCAGCTGGTATTAAAGGCGTCTGACACCGTGGAAAGCCAGCGTATTGAATGGGATCTTGAACAAAAAGAGATAGCCGCCAGTTTTCTGGCTATCCGTCGCACCACCACTCAAAGCGGGGCTGCAATGACGTTTGTTGCAGACCGCAGCCCGGAAACAGGCCATGCAGAGGCAGCCTGGGCAATCATGCACGCCCTGCATAACGAACCGCTTAACTATGAAAACAAACCAAAATCCCGCTGGAGAATGAAGAAAGCAGCATGAAAAAGAAAAACAAAAATTATGTGCAAAAAGGCCAGCGTGTAGCTGCCGACAAAAAAATGAGCATCATCACATTCAGCAAACCGGAACCCGTTCTGACCACAGGCACGGACTATAACGAAATCTGGTATGACAGTTCCGCCGACCACTACACGCAGCCGATTGACCGTCTGGCGCTGGCGCAGCTGATTAACCTGAATGGCCAACACGGCGGCATCATCCATGCCCGAAAAAACATGATTTTATCTGACTATCTCGGCGGCGGTCTGACGTATGACCAGCTGGAAGCTGCGGTGTTTGATTATCTGACTTTCGGTGATATGGCCATCGCCAAAATTCGCAACGGCTGGGGCGACGTGATCGGCCTGGAACCTCTTCCCGGCCTGTACATCCGCCGCCGCAAGGTGCGCGAAAAAGCGGTAAACGTGCCCGGCGATTACATCGTTTTGCAGGAAGGTGAACCAGAAGTTTATCCCGAAGAGGATATTATTTTTATCAAGATGTACGACCCGCAGCAACACATCTACGGGCTGCCGGACTACATCGGCGGCGTACACTCTGCCCTTTTAAACAGTGAAGCAGTCATATTCCGCCGCCGCTACTACCACAACGGCGCACACACGGGCGGCATTCTCTACACCCGCGACCCCAACATGACCGACGAACTGGAAGAAGAGATTGAACAGCAGCTGCGTAACAGCCAGGGGATCGGCAACTTCTCCACCATCCTGGTGAACATTCCAGGCGGCGACGGCGACGCGATCAAGTTCATTGAAATGGGGGATATTTCCGCAAAGGATGAGTTTTCCAGCATCAAAAACATCAGCGCTCAGGATATCCTCAACGCCCACCGTTTCCCGGCTGGCCTGGCGGGTATCGTGCCGCAGAATACTGCCGGACTGGGTGACCCTGAAAAGGTCGAGCGGGTGTATAAAAAAAGCGAATCGCGCCCTCATCAGCGCCGGATGGCAAAGGCGGTTAACAGTGATCCAGAAGTACCAGCACACCTACACCTTACTTTTGACGATGAATCAGCTGATAAGGGTGCGGAATGAGGCGAAAAAGGTTAAAATCCAGGCACTATTTGAATGCCGGAGCCTGGAATATGCGCGTACTGAAAATTGAATGCCCTGAATGTGGCTCTAAGGCTATTATTCGCAAAACTAACCGGAAACACCGCCAGATAGCGGATATTTACTGCGCCTGTGCTGACGTAGAGTGTGGCCACACTTTTGTTATGAATCTGACGTTTTCCCACACTCTAAGCCCCAGCGCAAAATCAGGTGATGCAATGGTGCAAACCATTCTCAGCCAGCTATCCCCTGATCAAAAGCAAATGGCACTGGATTTACTGAAGGCCACCGCCTGAGAAGCGCCCCGTCACCGGGGCTTCTTTGTTTTCATACATGTCAATCTGCCTCTGCAATTCCAACGTTAGTTCCCCCAACCATACCAACGCCACATCCTTTTCATCATTGGTGCATTTACCCGCGGCAACCAATTTAGAAAATAAGACAATCCGCTGAAGTGCAACAGTCTCAAAAAGCAAATCTTGCACAGCATCCTCCCAAACCAATTAACTGTATGTATATACAGTATACCTAAAAGCACGTATTGTGAATCTCTAATTTTTTTATATCGTTCACATATCTATGTTTTTCACATGGTTACAACGTTACGACCATCCCGGCCAGCGTTCATCCTCCGGCCTACTGCCTCTTTCCTCAAGCTGGCCATTCGCCAGATAAAGTGCGTTACGGCCAAATATTAAGCCGCTGCCGCGCCTCAATATGGCTATTTCATCATCAGAACCGTTAAACCCACGGCGTTGTAACTCAAGTTTTAATCGTCTGCGGGTTCCACCCTCCGTACAGTTATTGACAGAACTCCAAGGGTGTTTAAGGTCAAGGTCAAAACCCGCCTCCGCTGGCGCTTCGGCCAACTTCGCAACCTTCTGCCACTTCACCAGGCGCGTACAAATCTCAGAATCTGGAACATGCGGTGAGTAGATACCCTGGACGCGCTGCACGTCCTCTGCGTACTCGTTCCCCTGCTCTGTAATCTCATATGCCAGTCGCACGGTCAGATCCTTACGCATAACAAAAGCACCGCCCTGACACTCGGTATAAGCTCGCCAGTCGCCCACATCCGCAGCAAAGCGAACGTTATCCATATCCTCAGTAGGTAAAATCTGGTTTTCCCCAGGCAATCGACGCAGCTCACGCCAGACAGTCACCGGTGCACCACCAATCTGCTGAAATTGACGAATACGCCAGCGGGAAGCCCAGGCAGAAACAGCTTTAGCCATATCACGTAAACTTCCCCCGGTTTCATCGTCCGTCTCCCCATCCAGTGAAAAGCCGTCGATATTCTTTGAGATGTATTTAGCGATATAGCCAGTGGCCGACCCCTTTTCTGGATCGATAGGCTCAACGTGAAAACGCGCCTTAAGCGCGTGAGGGGTTTGTAACTCTTCAGAATCAGTGATACGTGCGTGGTAGCAAAGGATATCGCGTACCGCATCCACATCCTGCGGCCGCATAAATAGCAGCATATGCCAGTGTGGCGTTCCATCATGATGAGGCTCAACAACACGGAAGCCGAAAACATGTATCCCGGCGCGGGAAATAGCGGCGCGAGCCTTTGCCCAGACACCGCATAAATAACGCTGGGTATCCTGCGGGGTACACCCATTCCACTGCGAGACAAAGCCACCTTTGCTATGCACAGCGTGGTAACGAGATGGTGCGGTGATAGTATAAAACTCTCCCGAAAGCCCCTCTTCATTGGCTATATCTTCAAAGCCACGCATACGCACCATTAATTCACAACGGCGAATAGCTGGATTCGCAACACTGCCATGCACCATGTCTGCCAGCGCTACGCGATCCCCTTGCTCATTAACCAGGTCAAATTTTTTAAAAAATTCCGCATTACGTTTCTTCTGGTCTATCCATTCGCCCAGGGTTTTGCGGGATACGTAGGCGCTGGCGGCTTTTTGCACCTGCCCCACAGCAATGGCCAGGTGCTCACGCTGCACATCACGCGCACGCTTCAGGCGCAAACGCCACCACTCCGGCGCTATCATGCGCAAAATGCCGGATTCGGCCTTACGCATTTCCAGGCGGCCATCATTAGCCTCATGCTCTGCCCAGTACGGCGGCTGGTTGTTCAGCATCAATGAACACGAACACAGATTGCGATACGCCTCTAAAGTGCGGCGGTATAGCTCCGCAGTATTATCCGTGCCCGTTTTAAACTGGTCGGTGAGGTCATAAAGGGATTGCGCCATCCAGCGCGATACCTGGTCGGCTAACTTTTTGAGGTCGGCACGGTCAAGAGACGGTAAGCGGCCAAGCGCCTTACCAAAGGGAAGATCAGCAACGTCAGCCGCCAGGTTATAACGTGCGGAGACTTTACGCAGACGTGGCAATACATTCCCGCCGATAGACTTACGCAGAAATGTATTGGCACGGCGACGCCCATCATGGCCAGCTAAAAGCTTTTCATAACGGTTGCCAAAATACCCGGCCAGCCAGTCAGGTATCTCGTGAAGGTATTGTGAACGCCAGGCGTAGTCCTGCGGGTTGGCAGCCCACAGGCGACGCTCTGTAATAGTGGCATCTGAAGGCGTGCCAGGGGAAAAGGTATCACGCCGCCATTCATTAACAGCGTGGTACTGGCCTCCGGCAATAACAGCGGAGTCAGACACGGGGAAGCGCCCCCGTAATCAGATCGCCAAAGATAACTATAAAAATGATACCCGCGCATACTGGCCAGAGTGCGGCGCACATAAACACTACAAACCAGTCCAGGCAATCCAGCTTATCTTCACCCCGCAGCGCTTCAGCACGAAAGGCAATAAAAGCCAGAACAAAACCGACCAGATACACCACTGCACATAATAAATCTGACATCATGCAGCCCCCGCAGTTGTTAGCAGCGGGGATTTCAGGATCAGCTCTTTCGCAACTTTCTGGCTTGCAGCTGCTGCACCAACACTACGGGGCGCATTAATTCGAACAGCCTCAAACCCGGCATACAGATAATGCACCGACTCCAGATCGGCATTAGACGCAACAACCTGCACTCCCTTTGCGGCCAGCTTGCGCAACCTGCGGGAAAGACGCCCATGATCCATATGGTTAAAACCACTGGAATGGTACGCGGTGAAATTCTGTGACTCAGTGAGATACGGAGGATCACAGTAGACAACATCACCATCACGCACCAGATCGAGCGTTTCGGCATAGCTTGCACAAATGAACGTTGCACGCTTCGCCTTCTCAGCGAGCGCCGTTATTTCCTTTTCTGGGAAATATGGGCGCTTGTATTTTCCATATGGCGTATTAAAACCGCCTTTCTTGTTATAGCGGCAAACCCCGTTATAACAGTGCCTATTAAGATAAAGGAACAGTGACGGACGCCATTCAGGATCATCATCATGGTTGAAGCAATCGCGGCTATCGTAAAAACCATCAGACGTATTGAAGGTTTCAAACAAATGCCGGGCACGCTCAATAAGATTTACGTGATCGACAGCTATCGCCTGATAGAACGCGATAAGGTCAGGATTCACATCAGCAATCAGGTATTCGTCATAATCCGTATTCATCATGACAGCACACGACCCGGCGAACGGCTCAACCAGGCGCTTACCTTTTGGTAAATGCGGAAGCAGCTGCGACATGAGGCGGGCTTTGCTGCCTACCCATTTAAGCGGAGTTTTAACGGCCATTCTCAGCCCCCAATAGCGCCGCGATCCCGCCGTTTTCGTAGATGTATATGGCAACGTCAAAAAGAGACATTGCGTTAATCGACAAAACAACCCAGCTATCTAAACCGGTAACTACCTCACCCACTGGCAGTACATGAGTGATTACCGCCGACCATTCTCTACCTGTATATTTGCCATGCTTCCATTCCTTCAATGAAAGAATATCACCGACCTTATAGTTACGGTCATTCTTGCGCAGCTCGGCTTTCTTCTGTCCTGCGACAACTGCGTTAAGATATTTAGGGGCAATTTTTATCGGGTGGACTTTGATTGTCATTTGGCACCGCCTTGCGCTAAAGCCTTAACGATACCTACTGTCATTTTACAATCAGCCAAAGCACGGTGTGCCTGACCCTCGACCACAACCCCTTCATGCGCGGCAGCATCAACTAACTTATGCCACTTATAACCGTGATATTTCCCTGGCTCGCCGCGATACTCCGCATACATTTTCATAGCGCAAACAGAATGGTCAGCAAGTATCCATGGCGCAGCCCCGGAAGCATTTCCACTTAATGCGTAAGTCTGGCGAATTAGCCGGAGGTCATAATCAGCGTTATAGATAACAAATCCAAAACGTCTAAATAGCTCTTCCACTGCTCCGCATATGTCTGTCCATGTAGGGGCAAAGGCAACCATTTCATTTGTAATCCCATGAATGGCAATCGCCTCATCAGGGATGGGCTTAGTAGGCTTAACAAGCGTGTTAATCAAAATAAACCCGTGGCTATCAATAATGCATATCTCGACTATTTCCGCATCATCACCAAGCCCGGTTGTTTCGGTATCAATAAACAGGCGATCATCGTCAAGCCACTGCTGTGCACGCTGGCTGATAGAAAATCTCAATTGTTTAGTTTTTAGTTCCATGCCGCACCACCCTTGCCAAAAGTCACAGACTCTTCACGCAGTAATTCAATGATTTCAGCGGCGTTAAGCCCCTCAGTGGCGGCATGTGTGGCCAGCTTATCCAGACGTGTAGAAAACAGATCGGCGGCGGCAGCTTTGCCACTGCTAACGGCAATCTTCAGCATTTCCTGAAGGTTGGATGCTGGGGTGGATATGGTTAAATCTCTACGAACAGTCGCCATTTTGGCTTTCTCCAGGCAAAGGAATCCCCGGCCACATAAGCCGTGGCCAAAAATTCAGGGTTTAATTAGTGAATGCGAGGTAGTTTTGTTGACGCTGAAAAGTTCGGCAGCGGCAGGTTATGAAGTGCAAAGGTCAAAGACCACCAACCATGTATCAGCGTGGTGATTTCACCAACACCCAGCGAGCCAGCGGCATAAAGCAGCGCCCTCATCCCGGCCAGCGCTTCAACCTGTAAATCACGGTTTTCAGCTTCACGATAAGCGATTGACCAAAACGCCGCATTTGCCGCCAGAAGGTGGCGCGGGTTGTTAAGGTGGATTGTATCGTTGAAGAAAAACGACGTAAGAAGCACACGATCGGCTTTCACCTGATTCTTATCAAAAAACATACGTGCATAGTTTCCCGGTACGTTCCATGCTTCAAACTCTTCAGCCAGCAACTGGCTGTTAACTGAAATAATGGCCACTTATTTACCCTCCTGCTGTTCTAACATCCGGCTGACCATTTGCGGGGCAACCACCATTTGCACACCGTTACTGCTGCGTATCGGTCTGGCTTCCTTAGCTGGCCTGTCAGCGGTACGCCGGGAGAAATCAGAATCCCGCAGCGACCCAAAACCGCTAAACGTCAAACGTGCGCGGGATATCCCCTGGCGCAGCTGGATCATTTCGCGATAGTCCAGGCGTTCAAATAATTCACGCCAGCAACACTTGCTTAAGTGTGCTTTGAATGCGCCGGAACCGGAATAAATGGCGGCAGCGTGAAGCACCACCCCGCGCCAGTCTGGCGTTAACTTATCCCACCAGTCAGCCGCATCACTGTGCGTGCTGAAATGCTTACGGCGTATACGCTCAAGGTTTTTAAGGTTCCGCGTCTGCTGTTCCAGATTGTTTGACATATCAGCCCCTTACCGACCCAACGAGGCGACCAGCGGTTGCAGCGATAAAACGAATAACCGCACCACGCTTAAACCGTACTGGCTCATGTGCGTTAAATTTGTATTGGCGGCCAGGGTTCCAGCGCTGGCCGTTCGGCAGCTCAATCCAGCCAGTTGAACCGCTGGCACGCTGCATAGGCGGTGATGGTTTTTTCAGGTACGTTACAAATGCTTTCATGGGTTCCCTCACATCAAGCCAGTAGTGTTAGCCGTCACAATATCGAACGTAGTAGCCAGCACAGGTATGGAATGGAAACGACTCTCGACGGTATACGCCAGCACTGAAAGGCTGCGAATAGCATCACGGGCACGGTCAAGGATTTGGTTTTTACTCTCAGCGGTCATGCTCTCACCTGATACCGTTTGCCCAGCAATCGCGCCAACACTGGCGGCAGCTGTAAGCGTGCAATACTGCATATTTGCGTCAGTGGCGTTATTCACCGGAACAGATGGCAGACAATTAATCTGACTCAAAAGCCCATCCAGCAAACGCGCATCTTCCGTGTGATCCGTGATAGCCAACAGCTCATCACAGGTCAGGCGGTGCGGTTGTGCCGGATTCAGCTTATTGCGCAGCATTTGCGGCTTCATTCCCGCAGCAGCTGCAACATCTTCCAGGTTGTGCGCCAGCGCGAACGCTCGGCAAGCGGCATCAAAATGCGCATGTTTAGAGGTCTGATAATCAAACATAGAATCCGCCTTAAAAATCTCTAACATTGATAAGGAGTTAAGAAACACGTGGCCCCTGGTCAGCCGTCCAGGCAAGCCAGTCAACATATACAAGCTCACCACGGCGGGCTTTTGGCCTGATTTTTAAGCGGCCATTTTGATACCAGTAGCGGGCGCGGCGTAAAGGAACGCCGGAACGTTCACAGAAAGTGTTTAAATCAACCCAGCGGTTTTCACTATGTGTTGAAACGGTGGTGGTCATAAGGCAAAATCCTCAAGTTATGGCTGTTAGTCAGTGTCAATGTTTGGCAGCCGCTGTTAATAAATGTAAGGTTTTAGTGTTCACGAGGATAATATGGACACTAAATTAAAATGTCAAACGATAACGACAACTTTTGGTGTTCATTATGAATTTAGAGACGGGTGCACGGCAGGCTATTGAACGCATATGTGAGGTTTACGGGTTCACATCTCGTAACCAGTTAGCCAAACATATCGGAATCACCAACAGCTCGCTGGGTAACAGAATCATGCGGGATAATTTTCCGGCAGATATCGCTATACGTTGCGCGCTTGAAACTGGCGCATCCCTTCATTGGCTCGTAACTGGCGACGGTGCGACATTCGATCACGCCGCGGCTGATACCATTAGAATTCCATCATTGAGATTTGAAGGCACTTCGCTGGTAAAAACATCATCACTAATATTCGATAAAGTCCTGATCCCAGACCATAAAGGTGACCTGGAAGTAGTTGTTGAAGGAAGCGCGAAATACCTGATTGATAGAGCCAATTACGCGGCAGCCGATGGCAAATACTTGATTGAGTACTCAGGAACCCAAAGCATCAAAGAGCTAACCCTGTTACCAGGCAACAAGCTGCGTATTGATTGGGGCAAATATCCGCTGGATTGTGAAATCGGTGATGTAACAATCATCGGCAAGGTCATCATGACAATGGTTGTTAACGCCTAATGGCTGTAAGAAAAATCGACTCTGGGGAATGGCTGTGCGATCTGCGACCTACCGGAGTGAAAGGAAAGCGCATAAGAAAAAAATTCGCTACAAAGGGCGAGGCGCTGGCGTATGAAAAATTCATAAGCAGCGAGATGGAAGAAAAGCCCTGGCTGGGAGAAAAGCAGGATAATCGCCGTTTATCTGAATTAATTGAACAATGGCATAATTTGTATGGGCGCACGCTCGGCGACGCAGACAGGATGATGGCAAAACTTAGGGGAATCTGTGCAGGAATGGGCAACCCTATAGCATCTCAAATTACTGCCGCTGATTTTAGCGAATATCGAGAGGGTAGGCTGAAGGGAGAAATCCCAGACGTGAACGGGCGCTGTATGCCTATTCAACCGCGCACCGTCAATCATGAACAGCGCAACCTTTCCGCTGTATTTGGCACGCTTAAAAAATTGGGGCACTGGTCATCCCCCAATCCGCTGGCTGGAATACCAACCTTTAAAATTGATGAAAGAATGGTTTCATTCTTATATCCGAAGGAAATTAAAACCCTTCTGCAATATCTCTCAGAGTCCAACAGCCCTAACGTTCTTATCATCGCTAAAATTTGCCTGGCCACCGGGGCAAGGTGGAGCGAGGCCGAAAATCTGGAAGGTGCACAAATAACGCCGCATCGAATCACATATAAAAATACAAAAAGCCGCAAGGTGCGTACCGTTCCGATTTCGAAAGAACTTTATGATGAAATACCTAAAAGACGCGGGCGTCTGTTCACCCCCTGCCGCAAAACATTTGAAAGGGTAATTGCTAAAGCTGGTATTGACCTGCCTGATGGGCAATGCACACACGTACTGCGCCACACTTTTGCCAGTCACTTTATGATGAACGGTGGAAACATACTGGTGCTTAAAGAAATCCTAGGCCATTCAGATATCAAAATGACCATGATATACGCACATTTTGCCCCCACACATTTAGAGGATGCCGTAACTAAAAACCCACTGGCCAATCTTCCAGAGTGATCCACATATTGTCCACTCAGGGTGTCAAAGGTTGTTTATCACTGTCAGAGAATGTTACCTATCTAGTTGATATATATCATAAACAATTGTTTTTACACCCCCTCCGGGAGAATGTAGGAATTTCGGACGCGGGTTCAACTCCCGCCAGCTCCACCAAAATCCTTTAGCGGCGATTCCAGAGTCGTCCGCAGAAGTCGAAAGCCCGTACGGCGCAAGCCCTGCGGGCTTTTTTGTGTCTTGAATTCGTCACGAGAAGTCTGAAGCCAACTCATTAAATCCGAACCTTTTACTGACTATCGTGTTGATCAACGACGAGTTGAGCTGATTCGAGTTTAAAGTCTGCGCTGAAATTCCTTTTTCATTGGGCCAGTACAGTTACCGCAGGGCTGGCCCATTGGGCAAAGGAGATATTTAACTAACCGCTCTGGGTGCCCCCTCATCAGAGGAAGCTTACCTTTTTAGCGCGACCTTATTACAGAAAGCCCCTGCGGCAGGATGCGATGAAGAGTGTTGCCGTGCCATGAATCTGGAAAAGTCTTCCCAGGTCGCAGGTGGGAGATAATAATAACCCTGAAGATAATCAACCTGATGATTCTTAAGCCACTGGTGTTGATAATCATACTCCACCCCTTCAGCTACCGCTTTCAATCCAAGAATTTTCACCATGTGAATAATCGATTCCAGCATAGGCTGTGTATTCCCGACCGCTTCAATGGTATTGATAAACATCTTATCTATCTTGATAACGTCCAGTTCAAGTTCACTCAAATAACACAAATTGGCATAGCCTGTGCCGAAGTCGTCTAGCGCAAAGAGCACACCACGATTGCGTAACGCACATACTAACTCCTTAAGTGCGGGAGTGATGGTGAGCATCTGATTTTCAGTAATTTCCACCATCAACTGAACAGGCAATGCGTGCGTGAGTTCCAGAAAGTTAAGACATTCCCAGTAGAAGACCGGATTGCTCAGGCTGGAAGGACTCACGTTGAAAGCCACGAAAAGCGGATGCTGGAACGCTGTCCGACTGAGATCTCGCGCAACAGTGCTCATGAGATAGCTGGTTAGTTCATTGATTAATCCACTACTTTCCGCAAGCGGAATAAATTCACGTTGAGAAATAGCGTAGTTATGCCCAAGGGGCCAGCGAGCTAAAACCTCGACCCCACACAAATTCCCTTCTTTGCCCAGAATAGGCTGATAGTAAGGAATGATCTCATTATTTTTGATAGCCAGACTCAAACGGTTAGCTTCGACACTATTATAAAAGCTATTCATTGATGACTGCCTGTCTCTCCTCTCACTGAAAAAGACCACTTTATCCAGTAGTTGATTACGTAACAGGAAGATCAGCGACTCATTAAAATAATTAAAACCTAGTCGGTGGGTAATCTTATCACGATAACGATAGAGCGCTCTCACCGTCAGAGAATTGGCCTGACAAAACTCATCCTGCCCCTCTTGAGTAATACAAGCTCCCAGCATTTCTTGTTCGAAATCGCTCAGGTGAAAAGACCATAAATTTCCGGATTCTGTCAGGAAAGGGGCTGATATTCGGTTGAGGATCTCTTTTTTTAGTATCGCAAGCGTAATATGAATTTGTTCGGTTGCGCTGATAAAATCATGGTATTCATAACCACGATTAAAACATTTATTTTCACTCATTCTGATAACAATGGTCTTCACATTGATAAACTGTGAGCTATTTTTCTGCTTCCATTTCCTTGCAAGCATATATGGAACACGATTATCAATAATGAGTACAGAGCTGCTATAATGTGGATCAGTCAGATGAGCGTCTGCAACATAGGTATTGATATCAACCAACAATAAATTAGGAAAAAATGCTTTTAAACCTGAGAAAAGATAAATATCATCACTAAGAAGAAAAATCCTTTTTTTGTTCATCGTTATCACCAGTATGAATTTTTTCGTAAAGCATGCCATACCCGAATAATATAAGAGCAT